TATGATTCTTCAAGTACCCATGATTATTCTGGTTGCGGTATGCCTTTAAAAATTAATTCTGAAAAACCTTTGAGTTTTAATTTTTTAAACGGAAGCGGTTTTTGTACAATAGAATTGCAAAAAATATTTGAGCCAATTACTAGTATTGAGCCAAATTATACGTTAAATCTTGACTTTACTAATCAATTATTTTACGTAGGATAAGTGATGGGATTCAAAACATTCAGTGACTTTATTACTTTTACTCGCACGACGAACGCCACGCTGGTGGACAGCACCGGGCGGGTGACCTACGCGCCGAACAATCTGCTGCTGTATTCGCAGCAACTTGATGACCCAACTTGGGTAAAAAACGTAGTTACTGTTTCGGCTAATGTAGGAGTTGCGCCTGACGGAACAACGACTGCTGACAAGGTTATACCCGGCATATCAGCGGTGGCATTCAAAGAGCTACAACAGAATTTTTCTTCGACGCTTGGCGTGAATTACGCATTTTCATGCTACGTTAAAGATGCGGGCTACAGATACATACAGTTAATTGGAACTGCTGGCCAGTTTGGAACGTTTGCAATCAACTATGATTTGCAAACCGGCACTGAGACCGCATTTACCGCCGGAACCTCTACAGTTGTGAGTAGGGGAATAACGCCCGCTGGTAATGGCTGGTATCGCGTTTCAGTGGTGCTTACGGCAATCGGCACCAGTGCCGCCGCCAGAATTGGTATTAATGTTATTCCAGCCAGCGATTCAGTAAGAGGCGTATCGTGGGCTAGTGATGGAACTAGCGGCATATTGCAATGGGGCGCGCAGGTCGAAGCCGTCACCTACCAGACGCTGCCCTCGACCTACGTGCAGACGGTCGCCTCGGCCTACTACGGCCCGCGCTTCGACTACAACCCCGTCACACTCGCGCCCAACGGCCTGCTAATCGAGGAGCAGCGGGTGAACTTGATGACGTACAGCGACGGCACGGTGGGCTGGTCGGTTTCTCCGGGCGGCTCACTCGTTGTTACGGCAAACGCTGCCACTAGCCCGGCCGGGACAAGCAACGCTACAAAAATTGCCACTGGCGATACACTAAATAGCGGCCACTCTTTGTATAAACTTTTTTCAGGTGCCGTAAACACTGTTTACACCGGCTCTGCATACCTGAAGGCGGGCGAATATACCCGCGCTCAGATTAACTTTGAAAACAGCGCGTTTGCTAACCTTGCATACGGCGCTCTATTTGACTTGAGCAACGGGACTATTGTTGCAACTACTGCGTCAACAACTGCCACTATTACCAATGCCGGAAACGGTTGGTATCGCTGCACAGTCACGGCAACTTCTGACGCAGACGGCGGAAACTATGTTTTTGTGGTTTCGCCAAAGCCGGCAACCCAAACGACTTTCGGAGCCACTTACACCCCTGTCTCGGTCGGTTTGGGCGTATTCCTCTACGGCGTACAGGTCGAAACCGGTGCATTCGCCACCAGCTACATCCCCACCGTAGCCTCCACGGTCACCCGCGCGGTTGACGTTGCGTCGATGACGGGTACGAACTTCTCAAGCTGGTACAACCAGAGCGAGGGGACGATTATCGCGCAGTTTGTTGCAACCACAACAGGCGTCAATTCGACGGGCGGTAGCGACTTCCCGTTTGTGTACGACATTGACAGCGCAGCAGCACCTACGTCTGGGAATAGCTTACTTGTATCCGCTGGTTATGGCCCCGGCTGGAGGGCAGAAACCAGAGTTCTTGGTGTCACTCAGGCGGGACTTCAGGGATCTATGACGCTTGGAAATGCCAGCGTCCGCAAAATTGCATACGCCTATCAGACAAACAATTTTGCCGCCTCCGCGAATGGCGGCACGGTCAGTACCGACACATCAGGCACTCTACCTTCCCCCGACCGGATAGGTATCGGTTGCCAAAACTCAGATGGCGGCAACCCATTAACGGGCTACATCCGCACCATCACCTTCTACCCCTCGCGCCTCACCAACGCGCAGCTACAGGCACTCACCGCATGATCGACCTGTATCTCATGACCGCCACCGAAGCTGAAATGACTGCCGCGCTGCTGGCTGCGGGTGTCATTGACGATGAAGGCAACCCGGTGTCTGGCGTGTCGCTCGATCACATCGGGCCATTCAGCCGCGTGACGGGCTACGACAAGGCCGACGAGCCTATCGTGGTGGACTACCCCGGCTGGCACACCAACCTGCGCGGCACTTTTGACGACGAGCAGCTTGCTGCGTTGACACCGTTATGTGTTGAGCCACCAATCCCATATCGCGTGTGGGCGTAACACAGTGAAAATCCCGATCCTGACAGGCATTTACACGGATAACGGGCCGGATTTCCGCACGGCCTATCCGGTGAATCTTGTGCCGGTGCCATTGCCCAACGGGATTGACGATGGCTTTATGCGGCCTGCTGATGGCATCATTGCGAACGGAACGGGGCCGGGCATTGACCGTGGCGGCATCAATTGGAACGGCATTTGCTATCGGGTGATGGGTTCCAAGCTGGTTATCATTAACAGCGCAGGAGCGGTGACGATTCTCGGCGATGTCGGCGACGATGGCCGGGATGTGACGCTTGACTATAGCTTTGACCGGCTCGCCATCGCCTCCAATCTGAATCTATTTTACTGGTCGCCGTCTCTTGGCCTTGTGCAAGTGACCGATCCCGATCTGGGCATCGTGCTAGACGTTGTTTGGGTCGATGGCTATTTCATGACCACCGACGGCGAGTTTCTGGTCGTCACTGATTTAAGTGATCCTTTCGCCGTCAATCCGCTGAAGTATGGTTCATCCGAAGTTGACCCCGATCCGGTGGTGGCGCTGCTGAAGCTCCGCAACGAAGTCTATGCGCTCAACCGCCAGACGATTGAAGTGTTTGATAACGTAGGCGGTGATCTGTTCCCGTTCCAGCGTATTGATGGCGCACAAGTAGAAAAGGGAGTTGTCGGCACTCATGCTTGCTGCATCTTTTTAGAAACAGTGGCGTTTCTGGGCGGTGGCTTCAACGAAGCGCCGGGCGTCTATCTCGGCGCAAACGCCACGGCCAACAAGATCAGCACTCAAGAGATCGACACGATCTTGCTGGACTATACCGAAGAACAGCTTGCGACCGTCAAGTTGGAGGCCCGCAACGACCGGGCGCACCAGTATCTTTATATTCACTTGCCAGATCGGACACTGGTGTTTGATGGCGAGGCCACCAAGGCACTGAGCCAGCCGGTGTGGTTCATCCTGACAAGCAGCATCGTCGATTACAGCCAATATCGGGCGCAAAGTTTTGTGTGGTGCTATAACAAGTGGCTCGTTGGCGATCCAGAGTCGTCGGCAATCGGCTATTTTGACATCGATGTATCGACGCACTGGGGCGCTAACGTGCGCTGGGAGTTTGGAACTACGATCATCTATAACGAAGGCCGTGGCGCTATCGTGCAGCAACTTGAACTTGTCAGCCTGACAGGCTCGGTTGCATTCGGCACCAACCCGACGATCAACACATCTTACTCGACCGATGGGCAGACATGGAGCCAGCAGAAGGTCATCAACATTGGCACCACAGGAGACCGCGCAAAGCGCCTTGTGTGGTTCCAGCAGGGATGGATGCGCAACTGGCGCATACAGCGGTTTCAAGGCACCTCACAGGCCCACATGTCGTTTGCTAGGCTAGAGGCGGCTATCGAGCCGCTGGCCTTCTAATGGCCGTTCAGCGCCTCAGTCTGACGCGCGACCAGCTTGCGTCTTTCCTGCAAGACTTTGAGCAGATCAAGCAGTTTGAAAAGCTGTTTGCGACGGTTGACACTATCAACACGGTTATTCTTGACGAGATTAGCGTTTCGGCAGGCACTGCCTTTGCGACGGCAAACGAGGCGCTGGCCAGCATTGCGGCGATAACGGATGTTTTGGATGTGGCGGCATCTCAACCGGCAACGCAGAACAACAACTCAATTAGCACTGATTATATTGACTTTAACCTTAACGCTCCGCATACGTCCTTGATAGCCAGAGCCGCTTGGAATCCATCAGACCAGACCCTTGACATCGGCATGGAGTATGGCGTCGTTCAGCAAGTGGGTTTGGAGCAATACGCTAGGGTTGCAAACTTTACCGGCGTGACGATCCCCAACGGCACCGTCGTTGGCTTCACTGGTGCTGTTCCTGATAGCGCCTTGTCAGTCTCGCCCTACCTCGCCAACGGCGCAACAAACACGCTGTATGTCGTTGGCGTCATGACGCACGATTTGCCCGATAGCGGGGAGAGGGGATACTGCACCACATTCGGCTTTGTGCGCGATGTAAACACCAGCGCGTTTGCTCTCGGTGACGTTCTCTACGCCTCCCCGACAGTTGCTGGCGCATTCACTAACGTAAAGCCAACGGCACCGAACAACGTCGTTCCAGTGGCGGCGGTATTGCAGGTCGGCACGACCGACGGCATCATCTTTGTGCGCCCGACGATTGAACAGCAGATTTACTACGGCGAGTTTACCAAGCTGGACACGCAGACACCCGCAGCGGCTAACACGGCGTATGCGTTGGTTTTTACCAACACCGAGATTGCCAACGACGTTTCTTTGGGTACGCCTGCGTCCCGCGTTGTTATCGCCAACGCCGGTCTCTACAACATTTCGGTGTCGGTGCAGATCACTTCCACCAACTCATCCCAAAAATCTATCTGGGTTTGGCTTCGTAAGAATGGCACAACTGACATCCCCAACTCCGCGCGGGTCGCGTCGATCACGCTCAACAACGGCTATCTGGTAGTATCGCTCAACGAAGTAGTATCACTGCTGGCTGGCGATTTTATCGAAGTGATGTATGCTTCAAACAGTACCAACGTCAGCATAGCAACCGTCGCCGCGACGGCATTTGCGCCTGCGGCCCCGGCTGTGATATTGGCTGTTACGCAGACGGAGCAGTAGGGCATAATATGGCAGTCACAGTCAAAACGCTTATTCCCGCAAAGCAGGCCGAAGCCGTGCAGACCGGACAGTATACGGCGGTCAATTGCCGCACGATCATCGACAAGTTCACGGCCACCAATACGGCGGCTGGCAATGTCACGATTAGCGTCAACTTGATTGCGTCCGGCGGGACTGCTGGGGCGAGCAATCTAATCGTTGACACGCGGGCCATCGCGCCGAATGAAACCTACACGTTCCCGGAATTGGTCGGGCAAGTGCTTGACCCCGGCGGGATCATTTCAACTATTGCCAGCGCGGCAACCTCGCTTACCATCCGCGCATCGGGTCGGGAGATTGTAACGTGAAAAAGCCTGTTATCGTGTTTGGCGGCTTCAATGGTTTGCAGGAAAGCGAGCCATTCATCACCGCGTCTGAGAACAAGAAGAACACTCAGATCGTCATCAAGGATTGGATGCTCGGCCCAGAAAAGCCCAGCAACGAACCGGGCGCGAATGCGCCATATTGGAAGGCGCTGGGCGTTGCCATGCAAGTCGATGAGGCGGAAGCCCGGCGGCGTCGTTGCTCCAATTGCGAATACTACGACAATAGCACGTTGACACAGGCCAAGATGGAGCGAATCCCGCGCAACCAGTGGGACGAAGGCGCTGGCTTCCGTGGCTATTGCAACAAGTTCGACTTCATCTGTCACGATCTGCGGTCGTGTCAGGCGCAGGAAGAGCGGGAGTTTGAAAGCTCAGAGGATTAGTGTAAGGTGCAGCCACCGAGCGTCATTGAGCAGCCGGTGGCTCAGTCTGAAAGGGCAGAATGACACTCGAAACCGCCTTGGTATATGATGAAGCGCCAGACGATCAGATGATCGTGCTGGGCGATAAGTTTGGCGAAAGCGATATACAGCG